TAGAGTAGAGCTAAGCACATGAATTGACCTCGGTTCTGCCGAGTCTCAATATGTACTAGTTCTCAATATGTAACAGAGTTTTTCCATACTTCGCTAAGGAGCATACTTTATGGTGTCTGTAAATGATCAAGCGCCTGAAACTCGCGCTGAAGCTGATGCTGCGGATTCTATGGCAGATCGCAAGCATAATCGCACTTTGCGCCCTGAATCCACGACATTTTCTGACTTTATGCTGTCCGGATGGGGCGATGAAAATGCGAATGTACAGCCTTTAGAGTCAAGTAAGTATATTCAGTCACGTTTAACTGCCCTCGGTGAGCGTTTCCCTGGTGAGCGTTTGGTGATTCCTGCTGGTCAGGCAAAAGTTCGTAACGATGATTGCGATTACGCTTTCCGCCCAGATAGTTCTTTTGCTTTTAATATCAAGAACCACGGATTAAATAAAATCCTTTTATCGTCTGACATTGGAAAAAATAGACCCCCTCTAAACGAGTGGCAAGAGTTCCAAAAAACTTTCACAGTTCAAGAAGACTTTGCCTTCGGTGAAGACGCGAACTATCCATTTTATATCTATTTGGCCAAGAATGGCTGGGTAGAATTTAAGGAACCTATTTTGGTCCGCGGATCGAATACCGGACCTTACAAACCTAGTCAGTTTGATGACGCTTTTGCAAAAACAAAAGCGCTTGAATCACAAATGACTTCAAAAATTGGTGAAGTATCGGGCGCAACGGCAGAGGCTAAACAACTTGCTATCGGTGCTCAAGCTAGAGCAGATCAAGCCGCTGGAATCTCCCAAACGGCTCAAGAAAAAGCTGAGGACGCACAAGCAAAAGCAATCCAAGTTGCAGAACAGGCTAGACAGGCCCAAGCTACGGCTGAGGCTACACGCACACAAGTCACACAGCTCGCGGGGTCTTGGTCAGTCCGTAACCTAAACAGCGCTGGTGACGTGCTAGGACAACTAAACCTAAACCCGGACGGGTCAATCAGGATCAATGAGGGCCTTTTGTCGGTCGGTGAGAAAACCATCATCAAAGACGGGGTTATTAAGAAGTCCATGGTTGACAATGCTCAGATCGGGACAGCACATATCTCCGAGATCGACGCTAGTCAAGCAAGGCTTATCAATGTATCGGCAAAGAATATCGTAGCAGATGGATTGACCGCCAACATCATCAAAGGCGGTAAGCTATCCTCGCTGAATGGCGTTACTGATTTTGATTTACAAACAGGCTGGATTGAAATGAACAAGGAAGGCGTAGGAATTAAAAATCAATTCGCAAACCGTCCATTACAATACTTGGTTTTTGGATCTGGTAGAATCTCAGGAAAAGATGGATCGTACACAGCGCTCATGTCTAACTCACGGAAACACATCAAAATGGACGACGGGTCGGCTGGGATCCAGATCTGGAATGCGAACGACAATACAACAGCAGTCAATATCTACGGCGACTTAGTTGAGTTTATGTACAACGCAAATGACCCAAAATCAATTGCAATAAACACAGTCGATAATACAATCCATAATATCGAGGATATTATCATTAAAAATAAAAATCTTGTGAAAATACTAGATAACATCTTTGATAACTTCCGAAATTTGGACGATGGCAGAAATTATACAAGAGGTGGGTATTATAAATATTGGAGATAGAAAGGACGCCATGAATACAACGGATAAAATCATCAACAATCTCGCTATTAAATTGGCTAACGAAGCTATCGAAAACGCGAATTACAAAGCGTATTTTGAAGAAGCTCAAGCACAACTCGAACAAGCACAGCAACAACTAACACGCGTCAACAACGTATTAGACAGCAACACAGCACTCAAGGACCTCTTCGATGAGGCCTCTCAGAAATTAGAAAAGGAATAATAAAACATGGAATTTAAAATCATTAACAAGTATCTTCAAGAAGAAGGACGCACTTTTGTATCAATCCGCTCAGCGAACCCTTATACAGCATTTGAGCGTGTACTGATTGGTGATCGTACCAACGAATCAGACGAAGCACTGATCCAAGCCGTCCTTGGTCAAGTTGCGACCGAATTAAACCCAGCTGAGGGTGTGAAGAAGTTGCAAGAGGACTTGCATACACAAGCTCAAGAGTACGAGACTAAACTCGCTGAGAAAGATACCAAAATTGCAGAAGTTAAGTCAGTAGCAGACTGGGCAGTGCTTGCAGCAGTCACTAACACAGAAAGCCCACTTGATCCAACGTTATATGCGCGTGGATTGGAATTAGTTGAAGCCGGTCAGGCTGGCAAGACTTACAAGCCTTATGAAATCTTCACGGTTAACGATCCAAGCCATACTCCTAAATATGGAGAAGGTCAACGCGTACTTGTCCAAGTAAATCAAGACTTTACTTACAATAACGAGACAGTAGCAGATCTTGAGGGATCACTATCACAAAACGGCAAACTCGCAGTCTGGAAATGGACAGAGCCAAAACCATCTAATACTGATTTAGAAACTCAACCCGTCCAGTAAGCTAGTAGCATAATAGGGGGTGGTTAAATTGGACCTATTGGCACTAGTAGACAAATTAACTCCCGTTTTAGTCGTGATTATTCCAAGTTACTTTTCCTTTAAGAGTACCAAAACCACTAAAGAAGCTGACAAACGTCTTGAGGGTTTATCGAATAAAATCGATACCCTCGAGAAGTCAGTATCAACCGTGGAAGAAATCGGGAAAGATAACCAACGGAATTTGACGATGATCGGGAAAGGCTTGCAACGGCTTCAACGTTTTCGATTGCAGGAAAATTTAAAAAACGCGCTCAAGCGTGGACACACTAACCAGCACGAACTTGAGGAGCTGTCTAAACTATATGAAAGTTACGTCGAATTAGGCGGTAACGGAGCTATCAAAGTGCTTTTCGAGCGCTTCTTAGAGCTAGAAATAAAAGAGGAAAAATAACATGGATCAAATCACAAACATTATCACAACGTCAGCGATGAGCATTTTAGTTGTATTAACGGGTATCGTGGTACAAGCGATCAAGAAATACTTACTTATGCGTGGTGGCAAGAAATCAATCGAGATCGTTGAAATCTTGGCTAAAAACGCGGTCAACGCTACAGAGCAAGTCGCTGGCAAGTTGGATATCCACGGGAAGGATAAACTCGAGCACGCTAAAACGAGCTTGATCGAGGGACTTGAGTCTCAAAATATCCACTTGACGAATCAAGAACTCAATACCTTTATTGAAGCGGCCGTTAAACGCGCTAACGAAGAGTGGAAAAAATAGGAGATAGAAAATGAGTGTACAACAATTAACAGTCAACTGGTTTATCAATCATCGCGGGCTACTTACCTATTCCATGCTGGGAAGCCGTAACGGAGCAGACGGCACGGCTGATTGCTCAGGCTCAATCTCGCAAGCTCTTAAAGAAGCAGGAATCAAGATCATCGGTTTACCGTCAACGGTAACACTTGGGCAACAGCTAGCAAACAATGGCTTCTACCGCGTAAGCATTAATCAAAGCTGGGACGCTCAAACGGGCGATATCGTCTTGATGAGTTGGGGCGCTGATATGTCAAGCTCAGGCGGTGCTGGTGGCCACGTCGGAGTTATGATTGATGATACATACTTCATCTCTTGCGATTATTCAACGCAAGGCGCAACAGGGCAAGCGATCAATACTTACCCGTGGAATGACTACTATGGCTGGAATAAACCAAACTATATCGAGGTTTGGCGATACGCTGACACGGCACCACAGACCCAGAACCAAGCAAACACAGCCGTACAGCCGAAAGACAAGGCCTTTTACCAAGCAAATGAGGTCAAATACGTTAACGGTATCTATCAAATCAAGTGTGACTACCTAGCCCCAGTCGGTTTTGATTGGACAGAGAACGGGATCCCTGTTTCGCTGGTAAACTGGGTTGATGAGAATGGCAGTAACTTGCCAGATGGAGCTGATAAAGACTTCAAAGCTGGTATGTTCTTTAGTTTTGAGCTTGATGAAGCCCATATCGCGGACACTGGCAAGGGTGGATATTACGGCGGTTACTATTGGCGCCTCTTTGAGTTTGGACAGTTCGGCCCTATCTGGTTATCGTGCTGGGATAAGGACGATCTAGTAAATTATTATGAGTAAAAGGGGTGATTAAATGAATCGCTCAAACTGTACGAACTTAAAGCAGTTTGAGGGTGGTCGAGTTGTCAAACAGGGCGACTCGGCTTCCCTTTTTGGTTTTGCATTATACGATGAGAGATGGACTCCGATTGATCTCGAGGGACAGGAAGCTACAGTCCACTTTACCAGCAAAAAGGGCAAAGCGTCATTTTCGACGACAGTCCAAGGCTCAAAAGTATCGTTTAAGATTCCCAAAGTCCTTCCCGTCGAGAGCTATCTCGTCGAGGTGGTGGTTGGTGGGTACGTCTTCCCGAGTGACCAGAGTGTCCGGGTCGACGTGGTCCAGTCAGCGGACGAGTACACAAGCGAGCAAGTCCTTGCGCTTGTCAAAAACGACGTCAAGGAAGAGATCGGG